TTTTTATTTCATAAGGTATCTCTACTTTTTCAGGCATATATTTAGCTATCGCATAAAATAAGCCTAATGTCGCTCTTATAGGAAACATAATCGCTGCCCATATCCATCTCGCTGCAACATTCATTAACCAATCTTGTAGCTTTTTCATATTTACTCCTTTCTATTTTCTCTTATTTGTTGATTTATATTATTAATAAATTCATCATTCCATTGCATGAACTTCAGACCTATTACTACAATCAGTATAATAGATGCATAGAACATAGTAACTAAATGGCTTTCATCCATTATTGCTATGTAAATAAACAATACTAATATACTCAATAGTAAGCATAACTGCACTATTCTCATATCTTCTCCTTGTTATTTATTTATTGTCAACTAACTACTCCATTCGGTATTATCATCATACTATCGGGGAGAGTGTCCAGCGAGAACTCTCGTTCTTGCTGGTTTTTTTTCTTTACACGATAAAAAAAAGCCCTGCTGTTTAAAGCAGGGCTAATCTTTATGGAACTTTTATATTAATGTTCCTTGTGCTAATGCATTTTTTAGAAATGCTTGGCTTTCAGCAGATTTTTTAACATCTGATTTAACCTTCTTATTATTTGTTGGAGTCCAGTCTTTACCAAGAATTTTCTTATATTGCTCTTTAGCAACACTTAGTAAATATTCTGCTCTCTCAATGTTTAACTCTTGTGCTTTACTCGCAAAAGTTAGTTTATTAGACTGATTAATGTCGATTTCAGTTTGATTGTCTTCAGCAATCAATTTCTGAATCTTCATTTTAGTCTTATCGTGTGTTTCAATACATCTATCTAAATGATATTGAAATGACGCAACGAATCTACTTGCGTCAGCACTTCCGTGCCAACTCCAATTCTTATCTTCATAAAATACAGATACGAATTGTTCAAAGAAATTACTGATTACTAATTCAATACTTTCTTTACTAGACTCAAATGTATCTCTCATTGACTCTAGTCTTTCGTTAGAAAAATCAAATTCTCTAACTTCACTTGCTAATGTATTTGTCATTATTTGACTCCTTTCATATTAGCTATTTTATTTAATGAAAATGGCGAAACTCTGTCATATATCTGACTTATTTCAGCATTTATTTCATTCTCATTATCGTTATTACGAATACTATCTAACTCTTGTACTCGTATCTTATCACTATCTGATAGACTAAATTCAAACCAATCTACCAAGTCGTTTATATTGCTCATATAACTCCTTTCAGTTAATGTTTAGCAATTACCCTTAACTCACGGGTTACTCGAGCAGTCATCACGAGGCAAAGCTATATTTCACTGCGAAAAGTTGTTGCACTTCCTTTAAGTGCGACCACTTTTCCTTGCTGAAGCGATAGCGTAAGGCAGGGAAATGTAGGCAAACTCGTGATACAAGCGAGGAACTCCCGTGTGTGTGGGGGCCCCATAGCAGTACTGAGTAACGCAGGGAAGTGCTAAATGCACTTCACGAGTAACGCAGGGGTTTCACCATTTCACCAATAGCGTACAACTACACTTACGAAAAGCGACAGCTTTTGCGTTTGTGTATGTTGTTAGCGAATATAGCAGCGACCCTAGGAGCTGCGTAGAGTGAAAACTGCGTATGGGGAATCAAAGTATCGCCTTTGGCGATTCCTTAGAGAAGATTCTTAGAGTGTTGTAATGAGCTTTTAAAAGAAGCGACTCCTTAGGAGCGTTGGTCCACGACCATCTTTTAAATGCGAATGAAAACTCAATATGTAGTAGTGTGAGTAGCGTTAGCCACTAAAGTGCCATAATAACTCTTGACAAGAGGAATTTAATATTCCACTAACGAATAGAAGTAGAATAAAATATAATGAGCGAGTTAACAGACAAACAGAAGGCCTTGGTTGATACCATCGTAGCAACAGGATGTAGTATCAAAGAAGCAGCAGAAAAGGCAGGATATTCAACAAAAGGTTCACCTGAAGCAGGGAGAGTAAGTGCTTCTCGCACACTACGATTACCAAAGGTACAGAGTTATATGCAATCAAGGATAGCACAAACACTTGGACTTGGTGCAGTAAGTGCGAGTAAAAGACTTATCGAGCTGTCTTCAGGAGCTAGGTCAGAGTATGTCCAGCTCGAAGCCAGTAGAGATATACTCGATAGAGTTGGGTTAAGAGCTCCCGATAAGGTGGCTCATAACATACAAGGTGATATTAAGATTAATATCGACTTGTCTTAACAGATTAAAGTAGGTCGCTACTACAGCGACCTTCCGTTTTGTCCCCAACCTACGGGGTGGGGGCAAAATTATCCAGCGTTAGCTGACAAGGCCACTTGCTCACACAACAGGGGTTAAAATAAGTTCGCAATATGTCAAAGAAGAAAAGTACTTTCGGAATAAATACTTATGTTAAAACGACCAAAAGAAAAATAGGTCGGCATAAAAAGCGATTAAATAAATCTGAAAAAAGGAATTATAAACCATACAACCGTCAAGGGCGTTAGTCTGTGCGTTTATAAAATTTTTTAAATTCTATAAGGTTCTCCTTTACACAATAGGAGAAATAAATATGAATTATCTAGTCAAGATATGGAATCATTCTGATTCTCACTTCAAAAAAGAAATATTGTTTTCGGCAGACAATGATGTTATAGCTATGCAAAAGGTATCAGCTGCAACACCTGATGGCTGCAGAGCAACCTTTGAAGAAATAAACAAAGACCAATATGAACAGCAAAAAGCCAAACAAACAGAAGTAACTATAACAGGAGAAAATAATGCCTAGAGGAAAAGGAACCTATGGTTCAAAAAGAGGAAGACCATCAAAGTCTAAATCAAAAAAAGAAGAAAATGGCAAAAAACCGAGCAAAAAGAAAGGGTACTAGAGTCGAGAATAAGATCAAGAATTTATTTCTTGACTTAGGTATTCCAACAAGAAGGCAACCAATGTCTGGAGCTATTGTTGGATTTCCCCATGATGTCTATGCAGATGTAATGGGTGGACTCAGTATTGAATGTAAAGCTAGAAAGGGAGCTAAAGGATTTGTCACTATGGAGAAGTGGCAAGGTAGTGCAGATCTTTTAGTTCTTGTATCAGATTATCAAGAACCTCGTGTTCAGATGAGATGGAGAAAATTTAAGGAGTTAATGGGTTATGTCATTTCTGAACAACCTGAGTCTAAAGGATAGAAGAAGACTTAGAACAATAGTTAAAAAAACCCACCTGTCTTATTATCCTACACATATGATAACAGATTATGAAGCTGATAAACTTATTGAAGCAATAGGTGAAGATACAATTTATAATATGTTAAAAGCTAATGTAGGAACTAATGTCGATTAATTTCCAATATAAACCTGAAGGTGCAACATTAAAAGACTTTATGAGGTCTGATGATTTCTTTAGAGGTTTAAGAGGCCCAGTAGGATCTGGTAAATCTGTGAGTTGCTGTATAGAGATTTTTCGTAGAGCAATCCTCCAACAGAAAAACAAAGAGGGAATAAGAAAATCTAGATGGGCAGTAATTAGAAATACAAATCCCCAATTAAGAACCACTACCATTAAAACTTGGTTAGATTGGTTTCCTGAAGATAAGTGGGGAGATTTTGCTTGGTCAGTTCCTTATACCCACTTTAT